AGCTGTTAAGTAAGAAAGCGTAGGACATACGTTCAGTGATGGTGTTCATTGTTTCTTGTGCAACTCTAAAGTCGTTAAACTTATTAGCTTGCAGCGTCGTCACGTCGTTAGCGTCACCAGAGATGATGCCACCGTTCGGCGAGTCTGCAATGTTGCGTATCTTTGTTGTACCGTTGGGACGAACCATAAAGAGAAGTTTCGCACTAGCGGCGCTGCCCTCGACAATAGCTCTTGTCAAAGCTTCAAGTGACTTCAGGTCACCTGCATATTCTTCAACAAAACCTCTACCGTAATCTTCGCCATCAATAGCGACAAAACGTAGAGCCATCCAAGGGAGCTTGTCTTTAGGGTAAGAACCCTCGCTGCCCGGTATCATTACACCGTGAACTTCTTGATGTACCTCGTACTTATTATTCTTAACAAGTTTGACGCACGTATAAAGATCACATTCTTTTTTGTTTATGTCTGCCTGATACTCAGCATTCTCCGATAAGGCTTCTTGAACTTGAAGCGGGAGTGCGTCGTATGCGATTGTTTCTTTAACAACAATCTTTAGGATGTTACCCATCGTGTCACGTTTTACGACGTAGCGGTCAAGCCTAAATACTTTCATACCTTCTTTAGGCGGGACGTGTATGAGAGCATTACCGCAAGCAATAAGCTGCTTCAATGCTTCAAACGTCGGTACACGAATAGCTTTTGATTCGACTACTTGTGCTGCACTTCTTTCAATACGAGCCAACGCTTCCTCTGTCTTACCTCGGGCATCACCCCCTAGTTCCACTAGATCGAAGTCGTCGATCGTAAGGCGGAAGAAGGGAGTGTTAGGAGGAAGGAGTGTCATCAGTAGTTTGGATGCTAGGTTGTTAACACCTCTAGCGCCTACTGATTGGAAGGGGGTATTGAACTGAGTTGAACCAGTATGCCCTTCAGGAGGCATGAGGGTCGGTATGGTCAACTCAGCACAAACTCTTGCTCGACTTAGGAAGGCATCACGATCGGCTGCCATGTTCTCATAGGACTTGGCTATTGATTGATCGTGCATAATTTATTCCTTTATTTGATTGTAAGGCCAGAGCCAGAAGCTCCACCGTATACTTGTGTTCCAGTTTTGCCACGACCCAGAGTTGCTTTAGCGCCGCTACGCTTCTTCTTACGCATGGCTGCGTTAGAGTCTACAGCATCGCCCAACTCGGACGGAGCTGCTTCAGGCGGGGGTGGGGGTGCAATAGTAGGTTTTGGTGGTGGTGGTTTTGGGGCTGACATACACATAATTAAATCTCGTCTGGTTGGTCATCCTCCAGCATTTGTTTTAGCTTGGCGATGACGGTTTGTTGTCCTTGAAGGAAGTTCACCTCCAAGGCTAATTCGTTTGTTGTTAAACCTTTTGGGGACGGTAATGCGTCCGGGAATAACCTTTCTAAATGCTCAATGAGCTGTGGTGATACTATAATATGTTTCATGGGTACTCTCTATAGGGGAACCTTTGGAAAATGTATCCAGACATTAACGATGATATGGAGGCAGGTGACCACCTCCAATACCGTTACAGCGTCTTTAAATTTCACATGAACCCGCCGAGCAAGCCAGCTCTTGAGTCCCTGTGGTCGTGTCTTCTTTTTCATACTCGCCTAACCTATCCCAGTTAATTTCAGAAGGCATATCGAGGGAGAGTGCTTTGTACTGCTCTGCCGTAATAGCCTCGTAAGGAGCTTGTTGATAGACGTGATCAGTACGTGGTAGGAAGCTGATGCCAGAGCAAGAGTCTAAACGATCCCAGAGCCACTGACCAGCAGCGAGGAACTCATCATCTGAGTAGTAGATGGTTACACTAGGCTTATGCTCACACCAATGGTTCTGGTATGTTTCCCACAAGTCTAGCTGTGACTTCACGTTTAATTCATCTACACTCACGGCTCCTTCAGGTGCTTTCATAGGGAAACTAAATACATAGTTGTCCTCATTCATCACATCCTTTTCCCACGGCACACCTTCAGATTTCAAGAAGTCGCTGATGGGGTCTTTACCGTCACTGCGTACTCGTCTTATATAGTAGGGAGAGAACCGGGCGTGGATGCCTGATGCGCTATCTACAAGCTGTGATACAGTACCGCTAGGCTTGACTGCCGTTACAGCAGTTGATTGGTTGATCCCTAACGTCGCTGCATATTCTTTGTTAGCATCTACAGCAACCTGCTTCAGGTTCTCCAAAAGTGTTTCAAGGTCTTCTTTCTTATAGGACGCACCTGACAGCATCGTGTTGTCCATGATCCCGGTCATGCTCACACCAAGCAGGCACTCTTCTTCTGTGTTCTTCTTCCAGATGTTTCGGACGTAGCGGAAGTCTGTCAAAGATGACTGAAGTGTCCCTAAGATTGCAGCAAGCTCAACCTTACGTTTTAAAGTTTGGGGTGTATCGGTACTCCTGATAACGACTTCCGACAAATTACAAACCTGAGCCGAGCGTAGGATAATCTCAGAGCAAGGGTTAGTACCAAAGTCGTGATCTACATCTCGTCGTCCGTTCTTTGCTGCTTGCTTCTTTGCAGCGGTGCGGGAGAAGATGCCCCGCTCACCTGCCTTGGACTTATACATAGCAACCCATTCTTCAAGGAATGTTTCATAGTCCGGCTTATCGTTATACACGGCGCTGTTGTTTGCAAGGGCGCGTTGTGTTTCACTCTCCCACCAATTCCCAGACTTTGCGTGACGCATACGATCGTCAGACAAATTAGAAAGGGAAATAAGAGCAGAACGACGCACACCGCCAACAACCACAATTTCAGCAATCTTACATACGATGTCATGGCATTCTAAACTGGTGAGCTTGCGTCCAGCAGCCCTCTTAAAAGTAGCAACGGTAAAATTAAACAAGGCAACAAGAGGCTCAGATCCACTAGATCTCCCGCCAAAGGTTTTGAGACGTTCGCCCTTTGCACGAAGTTTACTAACGTCCCACGAAGGAACCTGACCCGAATATAAAAGAGAGACCAGCTCACGGAAAGCTTTAGCCCAGCCAATTTTACTGTCTTGTACATGGATTGTAGTTTCTGTTTCATAAAATTCATCTTCAATAGTTGGTAGTTTAGCGACTGATTGACGTTCGACTGAAAAGCCTACGCCTGTGCCGCACATTAATACGTAAAGTATCTCATCAAATACTCGTTGGTTATCGACAGCAATATAACTACAGTTAAACCCTGCCATGTTATCACGGTCTAGTGCTTCGCCTGCCGTCATCAAGCAGCGCATACTAGGCATTACTTCTAAATTATGTATGGCGTGGAAAAGCTCGTTCGCTAACTCAGGTTCAAGTTGGTCACGCTTGACCCAGAACTCTATGTAACGCTGCACTGTCTCCTTCCAAGTCTCTCGTCGGTTATCATCTTCGCGCCAGCGAGCGTAGCGTGATTTGTGTATGTACTGTTGATATGAATCCATTATCTATTATCCCCTGAACCTTGTAAGGTGTTTTTAATTTTTCGTTTGTATAGTTTGTTTAAGTTTTGGTAAGCGAGGTCGCCCAAGCTTAACCCGGCACGATCTGTTAAGACAGCCAAGTACCAAAAGACATCACCCAGCTCTGCTGCTAGTGCATCTTTGTAACCGGGCTGCTCACCGTCTCTAATTTTTTTCTTAACTTTTCCTGCCACCTCACCAGCTTCTGAGCATAAACCCATTGCAAGATATTCTTCAGCTTTATCTTCAGGGAAGATTGCAGTATCATTACATTTCTCCTGATACCAATCAAAGCCTTCAAACATAGAGATCATTTCCTCTGTGTATGGGTCTGTCATGCTGCCTCCTCCGTTAGTCGTGCTAAGTACCACTGTGCTTTCTTTAAGTCCTCTACAGGCTTACCCTTGTAGGCGTAGCGCCAGAGGTACTTCATTGCGTTACCCTTAAGGTAGCCCTTGAACTCTGTGTCAGACATACTAGCCTTAATAGCTTCGATACATTCTACAGAACCTGTGTTGTAATGGACAGGGCGCTCCACCGGGTCATCAGCCCACTCGTCATTTGCCAGCTCCATCTTCTCCTGCTCCGCTGCTTTGGCATACTTCACTCGCAAAGCATCCCACTGTTCTGGCGTAACATCGTTAAGGCTTTTCTTAACCTCTCCTTTTAGACCGTCCATAATTTTACCTCTTTTGTTTTAAAGTTATATTCACCATCACGTAGGATACGTGCTAGTCGTGCATTCTCGATGGCGACTTCTTCGCCTAATCCTTTTGACTCAAACGCCTCAACAACTGTTTGCCATGTTGCGCCTTTGTCTAATAATAATTTATCTGCTGTCTTTGCACCTACCGACGGACAACCTTTGTAGTTATCTACGGAGTCGCCGACGAGTGTTTGGTACAGGAAGTTGTAGTCAGCTTCTTCTTGATCGACTTCAACAATCTTACCCTCGATCAGGTGGTACGCTGGCACAGTAAGCAAGTCTTTATCTATTGACCAGATCACTGTGTTCTTATCCGCACTGCCAAGGATACCGAGTAGGTCATCTGCTTCTAGCTTGTCCTCAACTCTACCATTGTAATTATCTGCTAAATATTTTTTAGCAAAATTTAAGAGCATCGGTTTGCGTGTGCCTTTGCGGTTAGCTTTATAGTAGGGAGCTACGTCCTTACGATATAGGTTGTCGCCAGAGATGCAGGTAATAAAGTCTGTGCAGCCTGACTGCTCTTTAATGTCTGCCATGAAGACTGACATATGTGAGATAACATCTTTCTCAAAAGCGTGTAGTGACCAGAAGCCGTCGCCCCAATCAATTGGAGTCTCTGCAACGACAGCAGCTTTATATGCTACGATGTCGCCGTCTACTAATAGTGTTCTACTCATCTTCATCCTCCTCCGATAAAATCTTATGAATCATCATCCCGCTCTTTGCTAATCTGTATTCAATGAGGATCTCACCTAACCATTTGATACCAAGGGCAACACTGACAAAAGCGAAACTACCGATACATAAAATACTTAACCAATTAATTTCCATTAGAATTTCCTGTGTTTAACGCACCGCAGCTTCCGCTTTACTGGATCAAATTCTAAGAACTGAACCCCTAGTGCTTTTTGTTTTGGTGTCCGTGATGGCATATGTGTGTTCTTACCTTTCGTCTTCACATCAAAAAGGTAAACCTCACCGTCTTTGATACCGATCACGTCGATTGCCCCTGTTGCTCCAGCGTTATAGAAAACCTCAAAGCCTTCATCCCACAACCATGTAATAGCGTAGAGTTCTGCAAGGTCACCTATGCGACTAGGATCAGTGAGTTTCCGCCCAACTGCGTCCGATGTCGAACTCCGAGTCGAGAGGACATTTGAATCCATACTTCCTTTCTGTGGCTTTAATTGCTTCTTTAGTGATTGCACCTATTGCATCCTCCAGACCTTCTTTGACTATAATTTGTACTTCATCGTGAACAAACGCCACTATCGAAACTTCTTCGGTAGTGTAGCCTTTAGCTCTTATCATATTCTCAACCTCAACGTACCATCGTTTACAGATGATCGCTCCGGCTGATTGAAGTAGTGTGTTTAGTGCGGCGTGGGCGTGGCGAATAGGTATCAACCTACCATCAAGTCCTTTAATAAACTTCTCACCTGTTTGCATTTCAAGGCGAGTGTTTAACGCTTCCGTAAGTTTCTTAAGCGCCGGGGTCTTTGCCAAGAATCTCTTCTTAATCTGTCCACCTTCTTTTGCGCCTTTGCCAATGATCTCTCCGATCTTGCCATTACCTGCTCCATATAAAAAACCGTATATAAAGGTCTTCGCTTGAGGACGTGTAGCAAGTCCTGCGGCAAGTTGATTAGCTGTGTGTATGTCCCCTTCAAGTATCTCGCGTCCATATTTACCTCCGTCAAATCGTGACATATAATGTGCAAGGCAGCGCAGCTCTAAACCACTAGCGTCGGCACCCAGTAAGGTATAGCCTTTCGGTGCGTAGAATAGTGAGCGGCACTCCTCCCCAAAGGCGGCACCTCCAGATGGAACTTGAGCGACGTTAGGGTTGCTGTGGGTACAACGAGAAGTAACAGCACCCATATGATTAACCCTTCCGTGGATACGACCATCTTTCTCCATCTTGAGCCAAGCCTGCTTACCATTTCCTAATTGTCCTAATCGTTTGTTTAGCATCAGGAACTCTGTCAACAGCTTGGCTTCCGGCATATCAATTCCTGCTAGAATTTTTTCGTCAACTTTTGGCTCACCTGATGGTGTGTGTTCTTCTGGTTTCCATCCCATCTTCATCAGCCTGTCGGCGATCTGTTGGCGGGATGCCGGGTTAAAGGGTATTACTTTTGTCTTAGTCTTAAGCTCAACAATCGTTGGCTCCATCGTATCGACTAGCTCTTGCTCGATCTCTTGCTTCCGGGCAGCGAGTTTGGTGTATAGCTTCTGGGCTGCTTCAACATTGAAGGGGAACCCTGTGCGTTCCTGCTGAAAGAGCATCCTGTTCATGTCATGCTCAAGATCCATAGGTTCTTTAGGATAATTCTTTGACTGAATAAGTTCGTATAGCTTCACGTTAAGGGCTACGTCCTGTACACAATACTCAAGCATCTCAGGTGTGTAGGTATCCCAAGCATCTTCTTGTTCACCGTAGTCACCTTTGTTGTCACCTAAGCGTTGACCCCATGCCTTCAGCGAGTGTGAACCAATCATACGGTTC